TCAACTACTTTGTTCTGTAAGGCTCGACCTTTAGCTTTGGCAGATGCCGTTTTCATTCTTCAAACCTCTTTTTTTTTTTTTTTTTCAAAGCCCCTTCAATATCCATCCATGTTTGAGCAACTAAATTTTTCAACTTGTGTTCAAGATTCTGATCTTCAATGTTTCCAATAATTTCCCTTCTAGTTCCGGTCATATCCAAGAAATCAGCTTTGATGATTCGACCTGACTTTGACCAAACGCCTTCTTCAATCAAAAAATCTACCATTGAACCTATATCATCAATTCCCATCTCATAATAAATAGGAAATTCAACTTGGCGGGGTTTGCCTGTTAGCTTATTTTTTTTAATCTTAACCAAAGCCCGAATACCTATTTCTCGACCCTTTCCCTTAATGGTCTTCTTTTCATGGCCTTTTACAGCCATCCATAATTCATGGCAAGAATAAAATCTTAGGGCCTTACCCCCAGACCTTGTTTTGCTTGAACCAAAAGCAACTCCAATCTTGTCTCTTGTTTGGCTAATAATCAAAACTAATGATTTGGTCTCTCCTAATCTGGCCTTAATAACTCTCAAAATCTCGCTGGCGAGTTTGGCTTTTTCCATTTTATAGGAGCCAGATTGATCTTTGTTCCTAACCAGTTTTTTAGTTCTCTCAATTTCTTCTTCAGAAGTCAAAGCATCGAATGAATCCAAAACATAAATAAATGGTCTATCTTCTTCAATACAACTAATTACATTACGATAAAAATCTTGAATGGTGTCACTGGCCTTGAATCGATCTTTGTTTTTCTTGTCTTCTAATCTCCACCATTCCAACCGCTTACTAAATCTTTTTCCGAATAAAGTTTTCAGATTGATTTCAAGAGCAGCTTCAGCGTCATCATAAATTAAGCGGTAATCATCAAATCGTTTTTCTCTAGAACATTCTGCAAGAGATGTTAGAGCCAAAAAGGTCTTTCCACTGCTTGAATCCCCAATAAGATTAATTACTTTACCTAATGGCCAGCCTCCGATAAGATTATCGGAACAAGCTAAATTCAATAACGTGGAACCAGTAGGGACAAGATTTTCTCGATTGATTTTTTCTTCAAATTGACAAGAAGAACCTTTCTCGGCTCTGCTCTTGATTTGTTCAGCCAATGTTTTGTCCTTTTTTCTTTGTTTTGTCATTTTTATCTTCTATTTTATTGGGGTCTTGACCCTCCTTTTATCAAGACCCCGGTCCTCAATTAATTACCGACCATTAATCATCATCCAATGTTTCCCAAAGTGCGCCGCAAGCATCGAAAATTTCATCATCGCAATCACCTTTGCCGCACTTTGACTTGACATCAAAATCATGTCCGAATCTGTAGCCATTGGGACACTGATTGTCTGTTTCCTTTTCTTCTTTCTTTTTTCTTGTTCTCCGACCACGTTTTTTTTCAATTTCAGGCTTGTCTTCCAAATCATCATCTTTTAGTTCAGAGTTTGATTCGAGACCTCCTTCTTCATTATCGTCTTCTGATTTGGATTCCTTTCTGCTTGGTTTACTTTCTTTTTCATCATCAGGTTGATCCTCTTCATCATCAACCAAACCAAAAAACTTTTTTTGGACCTGCTCATATGTAGGAATGACAAGCCATTCCTCAAGACTTGGACCTTCATCTAATAATTCTTGATCTATCCCTCCATGCGGCTTGAGGCTAAATGCTGTATAATCAGGAAATTTTCCTTTCTTGGCGTTATGCCAGCGAATTTCACATCCCTCTTTTTCATCCATCCAATATTCAAGGTCAGGATCACCTTCAATTTCAATGTGGCTTTTGATATTTCGCTCGAACATGTATTCCGAACTATCAAAAAGCTGCAACTGACCATCGTCTTCAATCAAGTCTAAAATTCTGTACCAAATACGGTGCTTGGGGAAAAGAGGAACGGCATTGTCCTTATCCCCTCGATCGAATAAGTCTTTTCTCTCCTCACAAATAGGACAAGATTGGCCAAACATGTTAGCTAGGCAAAGAACATCTTCATCCATCGGCCCGACATTCGGATGGACCCAAACGTCCATCATAGACTCGACATCTCCCTTGGCGGGATAATCTCCATTTCTGATATAATCTGGATGTTTATTGGTTCTAACCGTCCAAGGAACTATGACGATTCTATTTCGACCGTCTCTTACTTTGTAAATGGGAATCCCAATTCCGGGTTTCAGACAGGCGACTCCCCGGCCCTGGCCGGACCTTCGGGGATCATTCATTCGTTGTTTGTGTCGTTCTCTGGCTCTTTGCCTTCGAGCTTCCCTGTCATTATTTCTCTTCATCAATCATTTCCCCCTTTTACTTTGTTAGATTGTTTTTCTATTCTTTCTTCTTTGTCTCATTTTAGCCTTATCTCGATCTCGACGAGTTCTATCTATTACCTCCTCCGATAAATTTCTCGGAACGCTTGGCCCTGCAAAATATTGTTGACCATGAAGCCTAACAAGATTTTCTAAGGCTGTTTTTCTTTGATCAACTGCCTTAACCGCTCCTGATAACAGATCATATTCAAATTGAGCCCGACGTAATTTTTCTTGCTGATCAAGAACTTCTTTATCCAAAGTTATAAATTGATCTACTGCCGCCACTGTAGGTTTGTCTAATTCTCCCCTGGCCCGATTAGCGGCTTTGGCCTTTTCTACATCAAGTTTTTCCTTAGCATAATTCAATTTTTCTTTGGCTATGGCCGTTTCTTGGCAAATATTGAGCATTAATTCAGCTTGTCCGAGGAATTCTACATCCAAAGCGTCTGGATTAATTGTTATTCGTTCTTCCCAATTTTCAATTTTCTTCACTAATTATTTCCTCCTTTTGCTTAGCCTTTATTTTCGCCCACCTCAATTCATGAGAATAAGACATTTTGGCTTTCGTTTCCTCTGAAAGTTTCTTTCCTTTATGGGCTTTGGATATTTTTGCCCTCGTCTCTTTAGAAAGTTTCTTTCCTTTACGGGCTTTGGACATTTTTATCCTTGTTTCTTTAGAATGTTTATTTCCTTTACGGGCTTTGGACATTTTGGCTTTCGTTTCCTCTGAAAGTTTCTTTCCTTTATGGGCTTTGGATATTTTTGCCCTTGTTTCTTTAGAAAGTTTATTTCCTTTATGGGCTTTGGATATTTTTGCCCTCGTCTCTTTAGAAAGTTTCTTTCCTTTATGGGCTTTGGATATTTTTGCCCTCGTCTCTTTAGAATGCCTCTTTCCTTTCATTCCGGCATTGAAATTGTTTTTAATAGCTTCTGGCATTTTTTTACTTTCTTCTCCTTCTACGTCTTGGGGTAGGGGGTAGGCCATTTCTCCTTGTTTTAACCTCTTCTTGAATCAAAATCGGAGACTGATTGGGGGATTTTTTGTTCTTTTTGAGGTTTTTCACATTGCCTTTTCCTTTCAGCCTGGGATTCTTCCCAAATCGAAACCGATGAAGCGAACAAGTTGTCCCGTTCATCAGTTTCCCGGAACATTCTCTAACTTTCTTTGATGATCCCCCAACGCAATCAAGACAAAATCTTCTAATAGCCCTAAGCGGGCGATGTTGCAAACCGACTGGACGCTTGCCAAACCTGTACGGATGCAGTTCACATTCAAAGTCTTTACATTCACTGACAAATTTTGGCCGTTTTCCCATGCAAAACAAACATTCCTTACGAATAGACTTTAATGGAGTCAAAGACAAGAATCACTCCTATATGATTTAATTAATTGAATAGATTATCTGATCCGCTTCTTGTCCATTCGGCTATTTATTGGGGAAACAGAGATGAAATTATTTTGCTTATTATTTAAGACGATGTTTTCCTTTGTTCTTCGGTGATGGGTGACAATGGTCTTGTAATCATTGTCAAAATATCGAACACGACATTCTATTTCAATATTCATTCAGTTCCTCCTTATTCTTATTATAACCTACTTCAGCTTGACCCGTATGGTCCAGGCTTAATTTATTTCATTTTTCATTTATCAAATCCCAACAGGCCAATACTAGACCAGCTTTGCCGGAATCATAAAATGGCCTGCTAAAAGCGTCTATCACATCCGCTCCAAAACCATTTCCGCCAAGCAAAACTTTTGTAAAATATCCTAGAATTCCACGGCGGACTGATTCTATCTCATCAGGAGATAAATTTTCTATTATCTGTCTAACAGCAGACCAGTTTCGCTTATTAATAGCCTGGGCTAATGATCCAATTACTTGCCCCCCTACATGAGCCTGACTAATGATTTCTAGAGCCTTGTTTGTTTCCATTCCAACAACTTGATCAAGCAAAATTAAAGCATCTCTAGGAATCCCCTCTACTTTGTCAACTATGAAATTCAGAACCTCTCCCATGCCTTTTATTTTGGCTTGGCGACAAGTCCTTCTGAGCAAGAATAACATTTCCTTATCACTTAACGGGGAAACTGGAAGAGAATGGCAACGGGATCGAATTGCCCTTAATAATTTATCAGGATCAGTTGTGCAAAGCAAAAAATATACATGTGATGGAGCATCTTCAAGAGGCTTCAACATAGCGTTTTGAAAATGACGAGAACTTTGGTGGCAATTATGCACCAAAACAGAATTAGCAAAATAAGAAGAATGTCCCCTTATTTCTAAATCATAGAATTCTATAAATCCTTGATTTCTTTCTTTATTTCCAATAATACTTTGGAAAGATCGGTCATTATTTCCTCGTTTGTAAACCTCAATATTTTCCACCCTAGCTTTTCTAACATATCCATTTTCTTCTTGTCTTTTAATTGCGCTTTTTTCGTACGATGTCCCCTGCCATCTACTTCTATTCCCATTTTTAATCGTTTGTTTCCCAAATCTACTTTGTAACAAGTTGGGTATCCTTTTTTTCGTTTTCCTAAAGAAATCGGCAACTCCATTTCCCAACCCAAAGCGAGGGATAGCTTTTCTTGTGGAGGGGTGGTCTTTCCGTTTCCTCCTCGTTCCCCAGGCCAAATATTTAATGTTCCATTTATTCTTTTTGTTTGTTTCATTTTTTCTATTGTTTTGGGATTCTGTCCTGGATTGTTTTTGATCATTCTTTTTGAAGATGCTTTTCTTACTTCTTCTGATCTTATTGGATTTTCCTTGTGAAATCTTTTGTGTCCTTCCGAAACCTTTTTCCTCCATTCGTCTGTAAATATTTTCTTCCTGACTTCTGTCTGTTGCATTCTCCATTTCCCGACACAAGTCTGACTGCAAAATCTGGTTGTTCTTCTCTTTTTTATTATTGTTAAAAAAGATTTCCCGCAATATTCGCAAAAGCGTTTTTCTTCGTGTCCAACACCTTCCTTTTTCCTCCTCAATATTTGGCCGCATGATCTGGAGCATGTTGCTTGTTTGTTGATTCGTGCTGTAAATTCCTTCCCGCAAATTTGACATATTTTTTTCATTTTTTTGCCTCCTGGAATACACCATAGTACCAGAAAAGACAAAAATCACGTCTTTCGGCTTTAAATCTATCGCTCTAATCCATCCATTTTCAGTAAAAAAAAGATGGTTTGCAGAACAAAAAAGTATTTTATTGTCAATCTTTATTTTTGTCACTTGCTTCAATGGAACTGATTGAATAAAAACTTTTTTTACGGTAGCTAATCCATCCAAATTATAAACAAAATCTCCAGGACAAACATCCTCTATGTTGATTTCCCCCTTATCAGATTGTATTTTTGTTCCTTTAGCAAAACATTCATCAATAATATATACCCGAACTGAACCGCCCATAGGTTTGAATCGCATGTTTTCAATTATTTCCGATCTGGCCATGTCAATTCCGCCAGTATTGGACGTGTTGAATTCTTTTCGATCGATATTGACACAACCCAATTCATCAGACATAATCCGAGCAAGAGTTGTTTTTCCACAACCCGAAGGACCATGAAAAAGGTAAGTATGAGGGATATCTTTACGATCTCTGTCTAACAATTCAGTTAAAACCTGAACTGTGGACTTGTTTCCCACAATTTGATCAAGCCCGGTTGGCCTGTAATCAATATGTAGAGGCATCTATATCTCCTTATCAATTTCTTTCATGTCGCAATCTTCTCCTTTTCCAGCCAACTGCCATCAATCGGCAATCTTCTCCTTTTCCAGCCAACTGCCATCAATCGGTGTGATTTCTGCTTCTATGTCAAGGGGCACCATGATCCAAGACCATTGTTTTCTAATATCTTCGCACATGATCTTTTTTAGTGTTGTTAGAACATAATCTCGTTCAGATGGTTCTAGTTCCATCACGACTGAATCATGAATTTGACCGATGACCTTACTTTTCCACTTTTCTTCTTTAATTTTTTCAACAATTTGAATCAATGACCAAAGAAGACAATGAAAAGCTGTTCCCTGAATTGGATAATTGACAATATCATTTTTATTTAAAACTCCTTGGCAACGAAAACCTGTATACATCTCCAGCCGAGCTGTTTTGTAATATCGGTTGACCCATTGTTTTTTCCATTGGTTATAGACTGGAAACCGCTCATTCCAAAATCGATATTCAACATCTTGAATATGATCTGTAAAATCATGAATGTTTTTAATCCCTTGTCTCTTAAGCCATTGAACAACTGTCTGATCTTGAACAAACTTGTTCTGAATAAAAGCCCACATGGCCTTGGCGCAAGGTTTGTAATAATCACCATAAAATTGGGGAAAAACAAAACCATTCTTGGCTGAATACCTCAATTCCTTGGTTACTTGGTCTGGCTCCATCAAAAAACATTCAGCGGCCATGTCTCTATGCATATCATTTGAAGGATCATTGATATATTTAAGCATGGTGGGGTCTTGATGGTAACAAGCGGCAATCCGAACCTCTATTCCACTGTAATCTACTTCAAGTAATTGTCGGCCCGGACGGGCTACTAACCCTCCACGAATTATCCTTCTGATCATATCATTTCGTATGGGAATATTTTGAAAATTGGGTTCCGATGATGACGACCTATAAGTTCTTACTGTATTCAAAGAAAACGTAGGATGAAGAAAACCTCCCCAAGCCTCTCTAATCATTCCTTCGATATTTGTAGACCTTGTTTTAGTCAAAGACCTTAAGTCAAGAATGGACTTAACTATTGGATAATCTTTAGTTAATTTTTCCAAAACAGATTGATGTATACTGGCGTTTCCTTTATCTGTAGTTTTAGTTGGTTCTATTTTTTTATAATTATAGAGTAATTTTTTAACATCGTCTGGACTTGCAGGATTAAATTTTTTACCACCTTCTGATTTTTCCCAATTTGTAACATCAGGATCATTGTCTATCTTTTGTTTGGTTTTTTTAATTTTGCGGGATAAGGCATTAAATTGTTTGGAAAAATGGTCATCATCAAACGCTATTCCATTGGCTTCAACGTCAGCCAAAGCCAATGTCCCATTATGTAATAATTTGTAAGCCTTAAATAATTTATTTCGACTTCTACCGGCCCTCACTCCCATTTCCAACATCTGTTTCTTGGCTAACCGATGCGTGTAAAGAGCGTCCAGCCCACAATATAACAACATGTCCTTAATTGGACAATTGTACATTCGGTTGAAGGCATTGGCCCCGTATTTCTTCTTTTCAGCAGAAGACGGGCTAATGTACGGTTTGACAGTATCATCATAACCAAGAATCCCAAAATTAATGAAAACTTGCGTTTTAAGACCGGTTATTCCAGACCTATTGTCTAGAACATGGGCGGCTAACATGGAATCCCAAATCCAATTTTTTGGAATTATTCCAAGGGCTTCTCTTGACCAGTTGTGTTCAAATTTCAAATTATGAGCTATTTTTCCGATTTTTGAATTCGTCAATAATTTATTAAGCAAAGCCCAGTTTTTAACACCGGAAGCGTGATTTTTGTAAGATTTCATCTCCTCATCAGTATAATATTCAATAGGAAAAACGGTAGAATCATCTGAAGATTTTGACACTGCCATGCACAAGACTCTATGCCCTTTTCGCCAGGGCTTCAGTCCTGTGGTTTCATAATCAATAGAGATTTGTTTGGGGGGATTTTGATTTATCTCTTCAAGATAACTGGCTATATCAGATTGTTCTGTCAAAATATTGACTCTCTTTTTATCATTTTCCAAAGCCCATTCAATAGGAAAATCATCATCAACTTTACTCAAAGCTCGTTTAAGGTCTTGTTCAAAAATTAAACGTACAGTAGGATTTCCCCCGTGTTCCCCTTCTGAACGCATAACAAAACTTGGGTGAAACGTAGGACAAACCCAAGACTGAATTTCCTGATCGGGAATTATCCAACCCCGCCATTTGGTTAAATTTCCTACACTAACTCGATCTAACAAGTAAGATCGGATTGCTTCTTTGCCCAAAAGTAAAATGACTTTAGGTTTTAACTCCTTTATTGTCTGAATCAAATAAGGATGACAAGATCGAATTTGTTTCAAAGTCGGGGTTGGATTTCCCTTGCCAGGCCAACACCGCAAGGCATTAGTTTTCCAGCAATCCCTGTCCAAATCCCAATCAAGAGAAGATAGAAAATCTCTTAAAACTTGACCGGCTCGGCCAATTAGCTGAATTCCTTCTCGATCTTCTGTTTGACCGGGAGCTTCGGCCACTATCAAAACTTTTCGTTTGCCTTCTCCCGTATATTCCATCTTTGGGGAATGACAATTTCGATATAATCCGCAAGATTCACATGAATCCAAAGACCGGCTTGTTGTCCGTTTGGGTTTGGGGATATAATTTTTAAAGAATCCTTCGGGCATAAATCAATTCCGTTTTTTCTGCTAACAAACCGCATTCCCTGTCAATCCTCTTCTTGGCCATCTTGGCATATTTGGGACTGATCTCAACTCCTATGCAATTCCGTCTCAATTTGGTAGTCACCAGCCCGGTCGTGCCAGCCCCGAAGAATGGGTCCAGGACCGTGGCGGGAATCGGGTCAAGGCCGCAAGAACAACTTGGCTGCCAACCGATAGTTACAGTTTCAATCTGCCCTTCAATTTCCCCTGTTTCCTTACTATTGGAACGATATAGTTTCATCTTAGAAGAGCGTATTTCCCCTTTTAGTGTGGTAGGATCAACAGGAGTATAAGACCTATTTGTTTCAACCATTCTTCTCCAGGGATTTCCACACTTCGGACAAACGCCTCGCTCGCTCGTTCCTGCCTTAATGCAAGGCTCAACTAGACCTGGCGGGTATGTGGCGAAATGGGCCTTAGGAAACGGTACGGTGGGAATTGACCAGACGGAGCGTTTGTTGCAGCCGCTACCAACTTTAGCGTTAGGTCCGTTTCCTTGATTGTCTATAATTCTATACTTGCTATTCTTTTTATTTGCAAAGCCCCCAAAACCAGGCCCGTCTTGATATTTGCGGGCATATGGTTCCTTTATCGCTTCATTGTCGTAAAAATACCTTGCCCGTTTGGCCAGTAGAAACACATGCTCATGGGCGTTGGTGGGCCGGTCGACGCAGCTTTCCGGCTTAGAATTTGACTTGGACCAAATAATATCCGACCTTAAATACCAACCATCAGCCTGAAGGGCAAAAGCCACACGCCAGGGAAGACCGATTAAATCTTTAGGCTTCATATTGATTTTTTTCCCGGCCTTTCCGCTTCCGGCATAAGAATCCCCTAGATTCAGCCAAACTGTTCCGTCATCTCTCAGTACTCGCCAGACTTCTCGAAACACCTTGACCAACTTGGTCACATATTCTACAGGCGTGGGCTCAAGTCCAATTTGGCCATTGATCTGATAATCCCTTTGATTCCAATAAGGGGGGCTGGTGATTACGCAATGGACAGACTGGTCTTCAAGCCGGGCTAGGCCGGTTAAGACATCAGCAACTATTATTTTCGTTTGTGTTTTCATTTGATTTCAAGATGAACGACAAATTACATGTTTAACACCATCTCCTTCAAATAATAGAGTCTTTGGGCCGATTATTACATTTTGTAAATGACCGAGAATGTCTGCTAAAAATTTAGGATGAATCATGACATTCAAATCAGGACCATCATATTTGATTTTAATATCTTCTTCAAACCAGCCGACTTCTCCCTCACCTCGAATGGTCAACATGTCTTTGGTGAATTTCAAAGACACCAGCATATCCAATTCAAATTCTGTCTTAGCCAAAACGGCAGCTCGTTCCAAAGCTTCTGTCAAATCAGTCGGAAATTTAACCTGTTCTCCTTCTGTAATCATAAATTCAGTTAAATCTGGATAATCAACTTCAATTTCTCGAAAACTGAATACAACCCCATTATCATCAAATAAGTGCATCCATCCGTCATCAATGGCCATTACTTTGGGATCATTTTTAATTTTCAACATATTAGCCGCTATATCAGCGGGGAATAAAAAAGAAACAGTTTGATCAGATTCGACTTCCTCCAAAATAACTTCTGTTATACGGAAGTTGTCACAAGACATAGCCTTACCATCTTCAAAATTGATAGAGCACAAATCAGGTCTAGTTGCGTCTCGACTGGCGGAAAATAAACATAAATTAACCGCCTGAAGAAAATTATTAGGAAGAGGGATCAATTTTAAATTGTCAACAACTATATCAGGAATTGGGAGGATTGTTTCTTGAATTTTTAAACCGGCCCGGCCCCGACCGCATTTGAGAAGAAGATGATCGTCTTTCTGTTCTACACTAACATCATCCTCTTTCCACTTATTTAGCAGATGATAAAGTTCATCCCCTCTAACTGCCCCAGCAATACCGCTTTCAAATGGGCAAGATACGGAAATTTCACCATTCCATGTAGCTAATCGATTCCCCATGAAAATTATAGAATCCGTCTGTTCTTGAAAAGCATTAGTTGCGAGACCTGGTTTGATAATTGATAGAGCTTTGATCATTTCTTGTCGTTGCATAAAGACCTCCTTTTGTTTTTCTTACACTATTATTATAACCCATTTTGACTTGACCCATTAAGAGTTTCTTCAATTTTCTCTCAAAAAACTCCCTATATATGGCCTACCAATAGTTAAATTGCCATAAACATAAGCCTTTTTTCCAACGGTATATTCTTTGTCCCTATGAGCTGTTATGTGAATAACCGTTATGCCTTTTCTCTTTTGGTCGTCTGTTTGATTAAGACTCATCATCACATTGACGTGGCCTAATTTTCGTTTATCTTCCGCTACTTGCCCCTGATCATTTTGTTGAGAAGCAGTCACAATCAAACATTTTCGTCTTTCGGCTTCTCCCTTCAGCCCACCCCATATCTCATCTAATCTATGCCTATATTGCAATCTCCTATCTTCCCCGGCCAAAAGGTCAGCATAATCCAAACAGATGACGTCTGGAATAAATCCCTCCTGATCTTCCCATATAGCCAAATGGTTTTTCAAATCCCCTAAAGTTGTAGTTTTAGCTTGGCCTTCCAATATTTTAAGTTTCTTCCCTCTGGCCACTCGTTTCAAAGATTTTCCTTTAATTATGGCCTCTTCGCTGTCCAAAATCCTAGCCGGTTCAGGCTTATAAATCAATCCCTCTCTCTCACTATAATAAGGCATTTGAAATGTCTTTGGGGCATCTGGACCGGGTCTAACAGTTTTTGTCGCCATCTGCCAAAATCTACGCATGATTTCCCGCTCACTCATTTCTAAACTGACAAAAACTGTATTAAGTTTAGATAAAATGGCCCGGTAGGCGATTTCCAATAACCACCAGGTTTTACCTACTTTGTACTGCCCGGCAATTCCTATTAGCCAGCCCCTTTCAAAATGACCGACTATGTTTCCTAATTCACCAGGCAACCGGAACAATCTTTCTCCCATTTCATAATCAATGGCTTGGCGAATAGCGTTCTTGTCGGTAACATCTACTCCGGCGATAGTC